TTGCCGTCGAGGATGTTGACAACTTCGGCTTCACTGACGAATGGGTCAGCTCCGTTCTCGCCGTCGTTGGTGAGGTCGCTGGTCTTGGTTGGAACGGCTAGGTCTGCCTGAGGCTTGTTCTTCCAGAGGCCAGTGTTTGCGTCGTAAATCAGCAGGTCGCCGTCGGCCAGCACATAGGTGGCACGCAGATCAACATCCGACATCCGTGTGGTGTCGATGCTGACGTCCAGCAGATCGTTCAGGACTGACGCTCCGCCGCCACCGCCGCCTGAGCCTTGGCCGACATCGATGAATTCCCAGGCACCGTTGACGGCAACGATCCAATCCCCCTCGGTGTGAGTCTTCCCTGCAACGTTGGGGATGTTGATTGCACTACCCGGTGTTTGGCACAGCAGGTAGACACCGGTCTGCTCCTCTTCGGGTGTTGGGATTGCGCCGAGGGCGAGTCCAGCAGAAACGCCGTACTCAGTGACCGTCAGGATTGTGCTGGCAGCTGCGTCATAGGTGCCGCAGAACCGAAGGTTTTCCTGCTGCAGGCGACCAAAGCCGACAGGCAGCCAGTAATCATTGGCTGAACCTCGGGCGTAGGAATAGAGCTGCGAGGTGTCGGGGTTGAGCCACATCTGGCCCAGAAAGTCAGCCGTCGGTGGCTGGTTGGGCTGGATGTAGCAGGTGCTGTAATCCGCGAGCTTGGTGCTGTGGACGCTGTCGTCTTCAAGGCGATTGCCAGGAAACTGACCCGTGTTGATCTTGCTGGCATCCAGGTCGGGGATGTCACTGGCAATCAGAACTTGACCGCCTGTGACGTGACCTTCGGTGTTCCAGGTGATCTTGGGGGCCGTTCCAGCAACGACGTTGTTGGAGTGATTGAGGGTGCCGTCGGGCGCAACGGCGAGGCCAGTCCCTGGCTTTACTCCGCCGATGTTGGTGTCAGAGCCGATGGGGAGGTCGCTGGACTCAATCGGCCCGCCGCCTGTAACTAGGCCGTATTCGTTGTACTGGACTAGGTGACCCGTACCCGCATTAGATGTGACTGTGTTGTCGAGGCTGATGTTTTCGCCATCCATCGCCAAGCCGTTGCCATTGACGGCAACAGCACCCTTATCGGCTCCTGCAGTAGGCAGATCCGGAGACGCGATGCGACGTTGGGTTACTCCTCCGCCATTGCCAGACGGACCAGCGAGGAATTCACCTGGGCCGGTGGTGTCGTCAATGTCTGCGGCAATGACGAGTGATCCGTTGCCGACATCGGCGACGTAGGTGTTGACCATGCCGGTGTCATCACCGTTGATCGTGAGAACACCAGACACCGCGGCCCACGCGCCGCCGTTCCAGCTGTAAAGCGCCTTTGGATCGCTGTTGACAAAAAACAGCTGGCCTACAAAGTCGCCGTTAGCAGGTAACGTTGCGCCGACTCCGGCAGCACTTCCATCGGCCAGCTTGATGCCGGTAACAGACCCGTTAGCCAGCTCTGCGGTGCCAACGCTTCCGGCTGGCAGCGTGAAATTGACCTTGTCTCCATCAATCGCGCCGTTTGGCAGTACGGCGATGCCGTCTGCAATCAGGTCGGCAATCGTGATCTTCTTGGTTGTGCTGGCTGAGAGGTCTGATACCGCTAAAACATCTCCGTCTTGTGCCGCACCAGGGGCCATGGGCGGCAGAGCTGAGATGCGTAGGTCTGCCACAACAAGCGCCCAGAATTACTAGCCCAAGTTTAGGCAGGGACGTCTAGGACAATCCCGCCATCGTTTTCTTGAAGAACCTTGCCCATGTCTTCCTGCAGTACGAATTCATCGCGGAACCCGGTGTGCAAACTGACGGGACCGCTGGTTACGAACTGGATTGCAGTCTTTATTGGCTGTCCTGGTGCAAAGGCAAAAGAGATGTTGGTAACGACGCAAGTGGCTTCGTACCAGACAGCTGGCTTGCTGTTGCCCGAATCGCCGCAGTAAATATAAAAACGACCGTCAAAGTTGCTGCCCTGGGTCAGCCTTAGCAGTAACTGGGCGTAGTAATGCGGCAGCTCGCAGCCGATGTTTTCTGGCTCGCAGTCGTTGTAGCGATACTCCCAGAAGCAACTCAGTTCGCCCTGCCCTGAGATCAAACCGTTTGCATATTGCTCGCGGTGTTCGTTGCCCAAGACCGTTAGGTCAACTGACTCCCGGTTTGTAGTAATCGTCCAGTTACTGACCTGCGCAGTGCCGTCGAATTCTTCATCACGGGTGTGGATATAAATCGGCTGCGCCACAGTTGGCTGAATCAGTTCGAGGGCATTTGTTCTCCCGCCATTAACTGCACTTTGAAAGTTGTCATATAAACGGATGCCACCGGTGTCATCAACGTGGCAATACCAATAACCATCCGGGTAGTTGTGGCCTGCAACCAGCTCTAGGTTCGACTTGTCTTGAGTGCCGATCTCAAGCCTCGCGCCAGTGATGATCGAACCTGTTGCGAAGTCTGCCGAGAATCGACGATCAGCAACCGTCACGTCATCGGGGTCTAGCGTCGTCGCCAACGCTGCCGCACCGTATCGGCGGATTTTGATTCCGCCCTCCTCGCCCATATAAATGCTCACAGCACCATCTCCCTGGGCGCTCCAACGAATTCAAAACTGACGTTGGCACTGAGGACTTCACCGACAGCCATGCTCATGCTGACGTTGGTCAGGAGACATTTGCCTTCGATGTACTTGCCGGTGGTTGTTCCGTCGGCGATGGCCAACCTGAGCGTCACCTCCTCAGACTCTGCTCCCTGTCCATCTGGGTCAGCTTTGATCAGCTTGTTAAGCAACACGCTCGCGCTATTGGTCGAGGTATCGGTGGGATCGGCCGCGTAATAGAAGAGGCTGCAGGTGCCTGAATGGGTGCGCGTGCCGTTAGTGCTGGTTTGATCCCGGTCGCCTAACGTTGTTGTCGTCAGGGTTTGCATCGCGGCTGTATAAGACCAATCACGAACCTTCGCTGCAGATGCACCGTTGATCAGTAGGCGTCCGTCTTTCCCCGAATAGAAGGACATCAGATAACACCTACAAGCTCTACAGCTACGGTACTTATCCCGGGCCGCACTGATCTCACCTGCGGCGGGCCCTCGTATCTAAACTGCATCGCTGAGACATTCGGGATGTAGTTAGACCCGGTCCAGCCGGCTAACACCTCAGTAGGCAATGTGAATGCCTGGAAGGTGCCGAAGACAGAATCGTAGTGAGTCAAAAAATCGTCTGCTTCGGTGTCGTCAACGTTTTGGTACTGCAGCGTCAGCCTTGCATCAGTGCGCTTATCGCCATAGCGGATGCGGGTCTCCGCTCCACTCATTGCTTTGTACTTTTGTTGGGCCCAATCACCTGGGACGTAGTTGCGGCTGGACGGGCTGAGTTGCGGGTAAGTCATTTTTGAACCGTGAACTCAGATGGGGTCACCGTGTAGTAAGCGACTTTGCTGGATAGATCGTCTTCGGTTGGTACAACCACCGCGGTGATTGAGACGATTCCGTTCTCATCCAGTGTAAGTTCCTGGACCCGATAAATCCCGTCGGACTCTGTGGTCGTGAATAGGCTGATGATCGCTCCAGTCAAGCTGTCATCGGTCAGCTTCTGGCCCTCGATTTTGATTTCACGCTCCACGGCTTCGGCCATGCCGGACTGGTAGACAAAAGCGCTGTATGTGCCGTCGCTGATTGGCTCAGCGGATGTGAAGGTGGAATCTGAGTTGACCACCAGGGAACGGGAGACATTGAAGTCGACCTCCTCGGTCATCACGCGGATGTAGCCACCAGGCTCAACGCCCACCACCTCAGGAGTGGTTTGGAATTCGATTTGGTGGTCGATCAATCGGCGGCTTGCCAGGGTGTAGCGAGCGACCATCATTGCCTGCGCTTCGTTGTCGCAGAACTGCGTGAGGTCCAAGTCCTCGATAATCTCTGGCTCTGCCCCTTTGAAGTAGACAACAGCGGTGCGCTCGTCGGGCAGTTCGTAGGACGGGGTAAAGCGCCACCGGACGGAAAGACCAATCTTCCGCAGCTCTTCGGCGTTCTGATAACTGAGGCTGAAACTACCTTCGAGGATGTTGCCCTTGCTAAAAATCTGCGCAGGTTGGATGGGCTGCGTAGAGATGGCGTTAGCGCTGTCGATTGGCAGGGCAGGCTGCATGCCGAAAACGCCGTTTTTGATCGTGAAGATGCAGAGGTTTTGTGGCGCTTGCTCAGTCGCGAACGCTCGAATGTTCTGCTTCGCCTCGATAACGCCATTGCAGTGGATCTTGTTCTCCTCCAAGAACAGGCCGGTTTGGCGGAAGCTTTCACGGTCAACCAATTCCGCTGGGACGATGTCCCCGATGCCGACGCTCTTGTCAGTGAATAGGTAGTACAGCAAGTCAGTGAACAAGTTGCTCACGCCTTGAACGCCATCAGTGGTGAGGCGCTCCACCTGCACGCCGCCGCTCATCCAAACGCGGGGCTGCTCGATGTTGGTGACTTGTGGGCTGGACTTCACCGACATGCCGAGCATTGCCAGGTCGTCGTACTGCGGAATGCCGTCACCCTCACCCGTGCTTTCGCTCATTGCCTCGTTGACGTAGACAATGCTGTGTTCAGGTCTGCTGTTGCAGGATTTCTCGATCTCGTCGTAATGGCTCCAGTCCGACACCTGTGAGGAGATTTCGAAGGCGCGTTGTTCATCACCAAGGTTGATGAAGCCCGGAGTGGTGTCTGTTTCGACAGCGCTGACGGTGAAAAACGCCGAGACGCTTGTGTAGCCAACAGCGTTCGCATAGACGTTCCCGGCCACTGAGGCGTTAATGACAAACTGGTCGCCTTGGGCCCATTGCCCACGGGTGTAGCCGTCGTCAATGACGAAGAATTCGATGCCGCTACCGTTGCCCGCCCAGTTTTTGTTGGTCCCAAATGTTTGCAGGTGTCTTGGGCCGGAGGTGGTGTTTACCGTGGCCGCCACGCCGACCTTGATGTAGCCATCGTCGGCACTACCGTCGCCACGTTTTTTGAATACTTCGACATACCCTTCTCTCCTGGTGCCGGTGGGCAAGTTAAAAGGACTGCCAAGAATCTCGGTCAGGAAAGCGTTCTTGTACCAACTGGAGAGACCCGGAACAGCGCTCCAGGCATAGTTCGAGATTGCTGTTGGTTTGGTCGTTGAGACAGGGGGTTGCTCGACCAAGTCTTCGGGTTGGGTCAGCAGCTCACTGTTGGCGGTCACTTGTTCTTTGGTGACCTTGTTGCCGGTGTAAGTGATGCTGAAGCCGCCGTAATCGCTTTGCAGGGTTTCGGTATAGGTCTGCCCTGATGCTGCGTTCAGCTGCCAAAAGACTGCTCCCTCTTGGCTGTTAATTGCGATGTCCGCTCCATTGCGGGGGATAAACCGGAATTCGTAGCGGCTTGCGACGGCGGGGCGGATGCGGATGTAGTTGAACATCTCGCGTGGTGATTCGCCGGTGACACAGATGACTTGGTCGAGGCGGTCCCAGGGTTGTGACTCGTCGTCTTCATTTGTCTGGAACTCGGCTACAGGCCGCACCCAGATTGAAAAACAGGATGTCCGCTTGAAGTAGCGGCTCATTGTTGGGGTGTTGAGGCTGATGCTGCTCTTGTCTCGCTGCGCCATCTCTGACGGTTTGAACAGACCGTTGAAGTTGCAGAGACCGTTGGCCCTGTTCCAAACAACAGATTTGATGCCGAACTCGATGGTGTCAGCCGCACGGACCATTCGCACCGATGCAACCTCGTATTGCACCAGCGGCCAGAAGTTGGCGCCGCAATGCTTCTTTTGGTTGAAACCGTTGGCGCTAACGAAGTCAGGCTTTGGACCGGCAAACTTCTCGATCCAGGGGCCTTCGTAGCCGGCAAGAGCTTCTTTAACAGCTCGCTGTCCAGCAATTCCAAACTTCCCTGAACCGGCAGAACCCTTGCAGACCAAGGTGACCACCACAGGATCGCCGTCCGGTCGCCAGGGATATTCAGAACGACTCTCAACGACCCAGAGGGTTTGACCGATCATCCACTTCGATCCGACCACCATCAGGTCGTCGCCGCGAATGCGCCGGGCGTCTACGGCACTCTTGATGTCGTCATGGCTGATGCCCCACTCATCGGGTGTGCCCTCCAGCAGGTCGAAGAAATAAGGCGTCTCATCCAGTTCGGAAAAGTCGTTGTTGTGGATGCGGTAACGGACACGCATCCCGGGGCCAGCAATCAGCTCAGGAAGTTTCTCCTCGACGCCGATCCAGTCAGCACCTGGCGGGGCGTAGGCGACCAGACCCATCTGGGTTGAGTAGCCACGGCCAACGCCGGGCTGGCCTGCATATTGACGGTTCGGGCCTTCAAAGCCGGCGATTGAGCTGAACTCACCGCCGTTTTTGACCCGCTTAGCCCTGGCTCGCCGGACTGCATCCTCTTCATCACTGCTGGGGTCATCTCGGTCCGCAATCATGTTGCGGAGGATCGAGATCACCTCCCAGTTCTGGCGGTAGGCAGCACCGTTGGGCAGTGGGTTGTACTGACCAAAGGTTGAGGCGCTTTGCGGGTTGTAGACCATGCAAAACGCTTCTCTGTCGATGGTTGCGTCGACAGGTGCAACAAAGGTCTCGCTCTGGGTTTCCGGGTCGCCAGCGTCAGGAGTGCCCTGCGTTCCAGCGATGCGGTTCACCATCTGAATGCGGTTCTCACCCGCCTGGGACTTCCAGTAGAGGGCGAAGTCGCTGTTGCCTAA